TTCAATCAATTTGTAAAACTCTGAATACTTCATAAAATCAAAGAACATTTTTAATTGACACTACAAAAGTAACATATTTGTTACAATAAAACAAGCAAAGATGAAGAAAGAAATAACATATTTGTTACTTTTAACACCGTGTACACATAACAAAAGCCGGAGCACTAAACTCCGGCTCATTAATTGATTAGCCCTTTGATTCTTAACCGATTTACGATTTCGGTATAAAGATACTCTATATCCCCGCTGAAATCCCCATAGTTCTGATAGAGAAACACGACATCAGCGCAGTTGTCGGAAATTGTACTCTTGGACTGAACCCCAAGTACCCTTGACATCTCTTCGCGTAACCCAGCTGTCATTTTCCCACCGGCAAGCGAACTTGGAGAAAACAGGTACAGGATAATGAAGATGAACTTCTTCCGCTGGGTAACACTATCAATACAAGGGGGAAGACTTCTGCTATTCAATAGCTCAACGAAGATTTTATAGATATCCCTAATAAGGCTTTTATCTCTCAAAATTGGTGAAGCTAAGGTATTTTCTTCTTCTGAAAGTTCTGATTTCTCAATTCTAATCTTTTTAAGGCGAATTATTTTGTTAAAATCCAGTTCCATAACACGATTATTTTAAAAGTAAATAGTATATTTGCATCATAATCGTGTAAGGAAGAGCTGATTCATGGTCGTGCGTGGGTTGGCTCTTTTTCATTCTCCCCCATTCGTGCTGACGAATGGTTTCTTTTCCAAATCATAGCAGGTGATATATACCCGTTTCCCATTGACATCACATAGAGCAAGGGCATATCCTTTCTCTAGTATTTTAACCGGCTGATTGTCGCAATAGACAGTACTTCCAACCGGAACTCTTATAAAATGACGTACTATCATTTGATTATCTTTAGCTTGTTATACCAGCGTGAAGAAAAAGGGAACCACCCGATTAGGAATGATTCCCCGAAAATAGTTACTTTATATAGTTTGCTCATGGCTATTTCTTTTTCAAATTAGACATCACACATTTAATCACTTCATAAATGAAAATAGCAAGAAAAATAGTAGTCCATGGATATTGGTTTATCAGTTCATAAAAATCTCTCATAGTTTTACCTCCTTCCACTCACTTTCTATAATCACATGTTCACACTTATTACACCTATGCAAATAAGTTGGGAATGGTGCCGTTGTATAGTCCTCAACAGCTATTTCTATACTGCCACATTCCGGACATTCTATCTTTACCTCTTTGATACCGGGATAATCCCAAAAGGATAATTTGCCTTTCACGTCCTCAATTGGATTTTCGTAGAGAATAGGGTTAGCTAGTACCCAGTTATAAACTCCTTTCTCTGCCCAGATGGAAGGATGGTTTTGTACACAGTCTATTATCTCGACGCTTCCGATTATGGAGCCTGTACAAAAACTAAAATCTTTCCACTCTTTGTTTTCCGGTAATGCCAATAACTGCTCATTGGTAAGTATTGAATCATAGAAATTATCATAATTCAAAGGTTTACCGCTTGAATGAATCAGTACCCTCTGCCCTAAGTATTTCTTAGGGCAGCTCCAAGTACGGTTCTCAATGTCTTTAATACCATGGACTATCAAAGAGGCCCACGGCTGTTTTATGGTTATTGCTTTCATCTTATTATTTTTTACTTATATTTGTGCCAAGTAACTAAATGGTACGCATTGACGTTAAGGTTCAAATCCTTGTTGCTTTTTAATTATTGTTTAATTTTTAATAAATACTTTTATGAAAATAATACCGACAAATACTTGTCGGCTCATTTCAGAACGTATCTCAGAAATTTTCAGAAATTCTCAGAATAAAAAGCCGACAATAATTAAAAACAAATTTGGCTTTAAACTCAATTTAGGAATTATCTCCTTTAGGCTATGCCGAAAGGAAAGCCTTGTTGAATTTTCAACTCAACTGAATTTGGGGATTTTTCAATTTGAGTGGAGTAGAGAATGGAGTAGTTTAAGTGGAAAGAATGCCACTCATTGTGGAGGCGCAGGTTCGACACCTGCTCTCCATTCTTTTTTATCCTACATTTATCAAGTCAAACAATGTGGGTGCGCTGACCTCCATCTCCGCCTCATACAGATATGAAAGACTGTCTTTCCAATAGTCATAATTTAGTTCAGTAGATAATCCCTTACGTTTCAGTCTGATGGCACAATAAGGTACTGTGCCGATACCTCCGAAGGGGTCAAACACCAACTCACCCTTGTTTGAATACCGTTCAATCAGTCTTTCAACGATATCGAGCTGTAAAGGGCAGATGTGGTTCTGCCGTTTCTTCTGTGACTGCTTGGTATTGAGCGTGCGCATACGGGTGACATCATCCCATATCCAATCTTTCTTGCTTACAGGGTCAACGGCCATAAATGTTTTAGGCAGCTTTCCGTATATTTCCAATTCTTCAGCGAATGATACATGTTCCTCGTAGTTATATATATGTTCACGTTCGTAGTTCCTGAACAGATGGCGTATCTTATCTATTCCGGCTCCTTTCATGTCCTCATAGCTCAATAGAGAGTTACCAGAAGATTTCCAACTTGCATGGGCATCTATCTGCCAACGGGCAAGCGAGTATTCACTCTTATTCTTTGTCACCGGCAAATCAGCATAGGCTCGTGAGGTATCAGAAGGCAACTTTCGGAAGAGAAGAACATATTCCGGGCAACCGATACCCATCTTTGAACCGTCCTTGCACATCTCTGTATATCCAAGCCGATAAGTCTGGTTGTTCTCCCTCACCACATCCGTATCCACTGTAATACGCCCCATGTAGCGGAACCCGTGCTTCAGATAATGGAACACTGTCATTTCGCTGAACGGGTCGATGGTGGGCATACCGTCACCCGTAGCGTTGCCGAACAGTACACGGTCCTTTACATGGATGCAGGCCAACCGGCCGGGCTTTAAAATACGCATAAGCTCCGGGGTGAGATAGTCCATCTGCTCAAAGAACTTGCCGTTGTCTTCATTATGCCCGAAGTCGTTGTAGGTAGGCGTATATTCGTAGTGGTTGGAGAACGGGATACTGGTTACAATCAGGTCTACCGAATTATCTTCCATCTTCTGACATTCAAGTACATTGTCATTATTGATAGCTTTCCACAGTTTGCCGGACTTTTCTTCCCTGCTGGCAAACATCCACCGCATCATCTTTTCCTCTGCCTGCAAACCGAACAAACCGTTCTTGCGGACTATATCGGTCATCTTGGCTACCATCTGGCGGTGTTGCGCCCACTTCTGCATGAATGATTTGAATATTTCACCTTCGCTTTCGGCATACACCAAGTAAAGCTCTACGGGATGCTGCTGCATGAAACGGTAGATACGGGCTATCGCTTGGAACTTGTCGTTGAAACGGTAGTCAATAAACATGATTGCCTTGTGGCAGTGGTACTGGAAGTTCAAACCCTCACCAAGCATTTCAGGTTTGGCGGCCAGATATTTCAGACGGCCGTCTTTGAAATCCGCTATCACCCTGTCGGCTTCATCATCATCTTGCGAGCCATACACAGCCTTACATCCGGGAATTGCCTTGCAGAGTGCCTCACGTTCAGCCTCCAAGTCATGCCATAAAAGGAAATGGTCGTCTTTGTTTTCCGGGCGATTGATAATCTCTACCACACGGGCAATCTTTTCCTGCATGTTGTCCCGACGTTCCTTAGCTGCATCAGCAAGGCCTAGAGCAGCCTCACGGAACATTTTCACCTGCCCGTCACGGTCGGCTCCGGCAGTGGAGTTATCCACACTAACCACTTCCTCATGTACACGCAGTTCAGGCAGTTCATATCCTATATCGGGATAACCGAGGTCGGACGGTTTGGTGAGGAACAACGCCCATGTACTTACCCATAACCAGAATTCCTTTTCCTTGTGGGGATAGAGGGTAAGATTGTTCGCTTTCGTGCTGTCACGCTGGAAGAACCTTGTAAGTGCCTGCCCGGTATCCATCACTCCAAGGTAGCCGGCATAGTGTATCAGCTCCTTGTATCTGTTGGGTGACGGTGTGGCTGTTGCGACAAACCTGTACGGAACTTCTGCAAACAGAGGAAGAAACTCCTGATAGGTTTTGGTTCCGAATCCACGTAACACGCTCGCTTCATCCAATGAGGTAACGGTAAAGTAGGAAGGTTCTATTCTTATTCCGTCCTCGCCGTCACGGACACGTTCATAGTTTGTCACCATGATATTGGTCGGACATTGCTTCACCTCCTGCATAGTACGTACATAGGTCACTTTCATACCCAGATGCTTTTCGGCCTGTGTCAGGAACTCCACTACTACACGCTTGGGGCAAACTATCAACCCTTTGCCTCCTGTGCGGTTCAGGATCACCCGCAGTATCTCCAACTGGGTTACGGTTTTCTGCATACCGAAGCTGGAGAATATCGCCCTGCAACCGCCGGAAATAGCCCAACGTACTGTATCTTTCACATGAGGGTATAAATACGGGGAAATTTCTTCCGGTCTGACTTCAAACCCAGTCTGATGGCTGATTGCCATCTTGTCTTTCAAAAATTCTATATAATCTTTCATTATGCTATTCTTTTGTTGATTTCTCCTTTCTAAACAGGTGGCTGAACACATTATCCAAATCCAAGTCTAGATTCAGTTTGGACGGGAAAGATTTAATGTATTCGTACATCTTATAAGCGAGGTTGTCATCATCACCGCATCTGTCAATCAGTGTGAGCAACATGGCGTTCACCATGTCAGAATCATTGCCGAAGTTTTCCTGAGTGGATTCGCTGCAATGATTCACATCACTTTTCAATCTCTTTATCGCGGCTATGGCTGTGTTGAAGTTTCTTTTTGAATCGTGCCGCAATTCAAAGCCTTCCTTCTTGTATTGCTGCTGCATTTCTAGGAGGTTGGTTTCTAAAACGTCCGTGAGGACAAATACGATGTTGGTTATCGTATTCAGTTTGTCTGTTCCTTGCATGATCGTGTATTCTTATTTCTAATTCGAATGAATCCCCTTCGTTCTGTTTCTTCTAACAGTGGAAAGTCTTCATTCTTGATTTCACATTCTGTTTCGTAGTTCACGGAAGTATAACTTGGGATATTGAACTTTTTCCGGATTCTTACGATAACATCCGGATTTCTTGTTACCCAGTAAACGGTTATTCTCATGGTGATATCAGCATTTTTCTAGCTTCCTCATCTCCTGCATCAGCACGGTGCTTGATTTCAATGTACTCAGCATAAGAGATTCTGTTATCTCCACGCTCCTCTATCTCTTCTTCACGTTGGTTTCTGTATCGTTCACGCTCTTTCCGTTCAATATCTTTCCGACGTTCAGAAACGTAGTCCAGCATCGCACTTGTTATTTTCAATGGATCTATTGAACCGTAGAACCGCCCATACTTCCCTGACTTAAACCGTGCTATGAAAAAACAGATTTCAGCGGCATTTATATAATAATACTCCGAAAGGAATATCTCCGATAGTTCAGAAAGTTGCTCTTTCGCTATCTTGGTTGAAACTTCTGCAAAGTCATTCAATGAGCCAAATTGTATCTTTAGCCATTCTATCGGTGTTTCATCCCCATAAGTAGAAGACAATAGCCCTAAACTCGGAATGCTGTCATTCAACGCCAGTTCTGAATGGGTTGCATTACATCTGACAAGTTTGAACTGCAAATCAGGGTTGTAATCAAGAATGAATTGTGCAGGATCGGGATATTTATTCAATAACGCCCTCTGCTTCAAGTTCCTTTCTCTTTTTTGCGGCAGCTTCTCTAACGGTTGTAGCGACTGCAAGAACTGAATCACGTTTTCGCTGCTCGCTATCCTGTTGATTTTTACTAAGTCTTGTCCCATTATAGTTTCCTTCCAATATTTTAGTAAAGTTTGCTTGTTTGAAAATCCAATCAAAGTCGCATTTCCAATTGCGGTCATTAGCTCCAAGTAGGAACGGGGATTGAAGAATGAGATTGAAAACACTCCTCACTGACTCTTTCCCATATTGGGCTATCCGGGCTTTTACAGCCTTTTTTCTCACATCAGTCATTGATCTTATCTGCTGGAGTCTGTCTTTGAATGTGGTATTATAGTATTCCATCAATCCGCTGTAATCAATCTTTTCAGAGGGGGAGGGCGAAGAAAGCTTGTCTTTCTTTGATACTCCGTCAGGAGTATTTTCTTTCTTTTGATGTAGAGATATATCTATATACTCTCTTTCTTCTTTCTTTGTATTTGTGCCCTCTGTGTGCCCTGATTTTTGTAAAAGTTCGGATTGCGGTAGATTGTTGTTCATGGACTGTGCCCCAAGTTGTGCCCTTAGTTGTGCCCATTCGTGTCTTAATTCATTGATTTCCTTTTCAATACCTGTGTCCTTACTTGTGCCCTTGGTTGTGCCCATTGGATTATATTCTTCATATTTACATAAGGTTATAAGGTTCATTCCTTGATTGCACTCAACAGTTATCATACCTTTCTTTCTAAGATGCACAAGAAAGGAACGCACCTTCTTTTCAGACCATTTCCAACGCTGTGACAGAAATCTTATGGATGCAGGATATTGACCTCTTGAATAAGAGATTTCTCGACCTCCGATACTCTCCTTTCGGGGCGTTGCCTCAAATCGTGCAGACTGAATTAAGTCTAACCACGCTTCGCAACTGCTAAAAGTACGGGCTTCATTCCACATTTCATTCGAGAAAAACCTGCGGCTTAGCCTCAAAAATCCTTCGTCCATAGTCTTAGAATCTCACGTTAGTTAATTGCCTTCCGTTAGAAAATACAGCCCACTTACCATTACCGCTATCAAACAATCGTAAATCCGACACCTCTCCGAAACGTTTGATGTTACCGCATAAATCCACAATCCATCCACATTCTTTAGAAGGATGCGGGCGGATGGCACGACCGACTATCTGATACCACATGGCAAGTGACATTGTAGGACGTGCCATAACGACCGTATCAAGTTCCGGATAGTCAAAGCCAGTCGTAAGTACACCCACATTAGCTACTACCGGAATTTCACCAGCTTTGAACGCCTCAAGAATATGTTCACGTTCTTTCTTAGGAGTATCACCTGAAACGATAGCGCAACCGGGTATTGACATCGTTAACCGTTCCGCTTCTTTCAAAAAACGGGTAAAGACCAAAATACCCTTCCGTTTTCCTCCGGCTTTGGGATTCATCAGCCTTTGGACGATATGAACGAGATAACCGTAGAAGTCTATCCGTTCATATTCTTTTTGAACTGACCTATCCGTATAGTCGGCACCAGTAGTATTTACTTTCAAGTTAAGTTCATTCCACCCTGAAGGATTCATTGAATAGTAATCCAACTTCGCCAAGTAGCCCATATCTAATAGGGTTGATACCTGTACATGATAAATGACCTCTGAAAAGACATGAGGTTTTGTCCGAGTGATAAATTTCAGCATGGAGCCGAAATCACGACTGGAGCTTAGACGGTATGGCGTTGCTGTCAGCCCAAGAACCTTACACTTCACTGCATCAAAAAAATCCTTGTACATTCCCTCTTTGGGGTTTACAAGATGACATTCATCCACAATGATGTTCTTGAAGTGGGTAAACAGTTCGGGATGATTCTTCACACTGCCGATGGTGGCAAATGTTATCCGGCTTATCTCCTTTGAGTTAAAGGATGCTGAATAGATACTGCAATCAAGAATACCGTATGAACAGAGTTTCTTGAAATTCTGTTCGAGTATTTCCTTCGAGGGCTGGAACACCAAGGTATGACCGTCAAGCCTTGCAGCTATATCCGCTATGATAAGCGACTTTCCGCTGCCCGTAGGTAACACCATAATAGCATTTGTTTTCTTCGCCTTGTTATTGAAGAAAGAAACGGCAGCATCAGAGGCTTTCTGTTGGTAATCTCGTAATACATAACTCATAGCCCTTTCTCCTTTCGTAACTTTTTATTAAGTGTTTTGTAATACTTGATTAGCTGTTCGTACTCAAAATCAGTCATTTTGGAAGTGCCGGCAGCTTTCACTTTCAGCAAGTCAAATTTCTGTTGACCGATTTTAGCAATTAGATTCACCCGATAGCCTTCCAAATGGTCGGCTTTGAACCTGTTGCAGTGCCGGCATTCGGCATGGCAATTATTCTCATCAAACCGTGTTGCCAAATGTGTACGACTGAAATAGTGCCCGCAGTCTGCTTGTGTAAACGGCTTTATCTGTCCGCACGAGATACATCTAAAATACCCGTTTGGCATTGCATCACGAAGCCGGATAAAAAGGGAAAACTCCTTGTCGAGCTTAGCTTTCAAATCCGGCTTCTTCTTTACTGCTATCCCTGCTTTATCAAACAGAGGTAAAGGCTTGTCTTTCTTCTTGGCCTTTGTTCGTTTTATGTAGTATGGCATATCTTGTCATTAAAAATTCTTACTCCGTTATTTTTCGCCCAACTTATGATAGAATCCAGAACCTCATCGTCATCCAGATTGTCTATAATATCTCTAAAGTCATACGAAGCACCAACCTCTTCTTGGAAGTGCCGTACAATACTCGTTTTTAAATCTGTCACTTCTTGCCAACTTTCCATACGTTACAATTAAAAGCCCCGAAGCGTATTCTCCGGGGCACAACCATTATTTACTAACCCATGCCATTTATGTGGAGATGGAGCGATTCGAACACCCAATTAAGGACTATATCCTTTTGCGCTACTTCTAAGGTTAATTACCTCCTTATATCTCACGTACCGTACTTTCTACCATGTGCACCTCTCGAAAGTCAAAAGCACTCCACTGCGCACCCCCATTTTCGCCCGCCCCATCTTCACAGACCGGACAGGCAGGTTAACAAAGTTACACCTCAACGATTACAATGTCTGGTGCAATCTGTCTGATGGCATCCAACTGTACATCAATGACTTTATTCTTGTATTCCTCAATTGCTTCATTTGCGCCAGCCGACACAAGAGAAAGGGAAACATCTCTACCGTCTACATCAGCGTAAATCTCAACTTCGATTTCTTCACAGGCAAAGCCTTTGAAAAGAGGGATGTTCAGTTTGAATGATTTCGGCAAATTGGAATCAACCACCTGCGAGTAGTTGTCAACTTTGCTGCCGTTTTCCTCCTTGCTGCGCTCAATGTCTTGGTTTACCTTTGCTTTGAAATTCTTCAAAGTAGATACAAGCATCATATTCTGTGACTTGTCAGTAAAGAAAGCACGGTGCATTTTGATGAACTTAGATAACTTGATGGGCTCCCATTTCTTTTCAACGTTGATACCAAACTCCTGCATTTCTTTTGAAGGCTGCAAAATACCGTTGATTTCAGTCTGATAGTAGTTGGTTTCATCAATAGTTAATGCTAACCCCATCTTATCACGATTTACAATGATATTGGTCGCTTTCTGGTTAATCAGTTCGACACGTTTCTCCAACCATCTGAGAGGTGCATCTATCGTTCCATTGATAACTACTCTTTCCTGTTCTTTCGGGTCAAGTGCTACGGGTGCTTCACCTTCACGCAATACTACTTCGATAGGTTTGCCGTTATAGTCTTTCGGCACAACCAAGTTAATTTTGTTTTCGCTCATGATTCTGTTCCTGTTTTACGGTTAATACTGAATACTGTCTTCTGCATTTCTTGCGGCATAATCGGGCGGCTATAAACCAGCTCACCCAACTTGTTATAGAATCCTGCCATCTTTTCCTCATGGTAAAGGATTTTGGCGCATTCTTCATTTTCTACAAACTCTGAACCTCTCTTGATATGGTCCAAGAGTTCTTGCTTTTCTTCATTCAAAGGTTTCAGGCGTTCTTTGAACTCTTCCATAGCCTCTTTCTTTTCAATCTCAATATCATTGATTGTAATTGATACCTCGGCTAATGTTTCTTTCTTTTGCGCCAATTCTTCGGGTGTGAATCGGTGGGTATAACCGATTTTCTCTACTGCATCGGCATTATCCTGAAGGAACTGCCAACGTTCCTGTTCAAGGATTTCTTGTCCTAAAAATTTATCCATAAACGATATGATTTATAAATTATTCATTGTAAAATTCAGTTACAAAACTGTTAGTTTCCCTTTGAAGGCGATTCATCAACTCGCGCACCATTTTACCCTTACTAAAGACATCATGTTCGTGATACTTCATTGATGGGAATACGAGAGTAAAACATAGCGTCATTCCGTTTTTATCCCATCCACCTAAAGTAGCCCCGGATTCACTCGTTTTTATTCCGTACTCAATTCGTGCATCTTCTACTTCCTCAAGGGCTTTATCATCTACGTTGTACTTTTGCCATACGTCCCAATCGTAAATAGCAGTTGCCAGCTTATCTACAAAGAAGGGGACTGCCTCTTTTTTTAATCTGTACTTTTTCATATAAATTCTTGATTTCTTTGTATTTCCTGCTGGGCGTATATCAGCA